TATGATTTACAATTTGTAATTTCCCTTCTTTTGAATAATTCCATTCATCGGGATAATCATACATAAATGCGGATTCTTCTTTTAAAATATTGGCAAACGATACTTTTATATATTTTGGATGTTTTTTTAAAAACATATTTGTTAGTGTGGTTTTCCCACATCTCATTTTGGCCGAGATTCCAATTATCATATAATTTTCCTTATTTCGATATCTTTTCTTGCAACATTTTCAATATACTTTCCACATTTTTGGCAATATACAGAACATAAAAAATCTTTTGAGTCTTTAAATGTAACTGTTTTAATATAAGGGATTGCAAAATGATTGCAGGCCTTACAACGAATTTTATATTTTATTTGATATTGAATTCTATTCATTCTAAATAAGCCCCATTTTTTTAGCAAACCAAATAGCAACCAACGCTTCTCCCGTTTCTCCCTTTTCTGGCCAATCTTCCATACAAGACATAGGTATCCAAAATTCTTTATCTCCGTCGTCAAATTTAACAGCCAGCTCGGTTTCACCAATATTCTCTACATCTATTTCAGTATATTTATTGCCATCTGTATCTTTAATCATATTTATTATCTTTCCCCAAAATGTTCTTTAGCACATTTAGAACAGAAATAAGATCCACAAAAACCAGCATCTATAAAGATGACACAATTTAAAATAATTTTTACAACTACGACATTCAATTAATTCGTCTCTAATTGCATGTCGATAACTTTGCCGTGCCCATTTCATATTTTCTTGATATTGTTCAGGGGTTAAATTTTTAACTATTTCTTTATGATTGTAACTCATGTTAAACTTTCTAAAACAGCAATTTTAAAATTCCAAATCTCTATGGTGAGGCACAATTTAGCATAGCCGTAAGTTCCCGGCATGGTTTTGTGTTCCATAAAATTTGCCTGTTCTGATTTCAATCTTTCAATTTTTTGTTTTATTAATTTCTTTATCATTTAGGTATATACCCTTCAATTCTATCTATCATTCTTGTAATGGGACTTTGGAAATGAATAATAGTAGTGCCATGTAATGGGCAATGCCATCTTCCCGTTGTCATTTTTGATTGTTCTTTTAAAGTAGGACAAGTACATTTATGAAGGGATTCGAGATATTCAATTCTCTTGTTTAATTTTTGGATGGTTCGATGCAAAGGAACATCAATATTATGCCTGAAAGGTGGCCGTGATGGCATTTTGTTTTCTCCTCTTATAATATTCTTTCATATATTTCTTCATAAAACTGTCTCTGCATTTTTTACATTGAGAAGGAAGCCAACAATAAAATTCAGATCCACTTTCTGGCGTTCCTCCACAAGTTCTGCATTTTGGTTTGAATTTTCCCATTTATTTCCTTAATAATTTAAACTTCTCGGCAAAATTTTTAATTCCGCGCTCAAAATATTCTCGATTACTGCCCTTTCTTGCAACAGCCGCAGGATGAAGGCACCAACAAATCCATGCTTCAATTGAAGGAATCCATTCCGTAGTTCCCGATAAATTCATTATACCACTATCCCGATCAGTAAACGCTTTAACACTTGTATTCCCGAATGCCAAAATCAATTTTGTTTTTAACTGTTTGAGTTCTTCTATTAACCAAGGATTGCAGGATTCTATATGTTTTGCCTTTGGGGTTTTGGTTATTGAAGGATAACATTTTACACAATTTGTGATATGAAACATTCGTCTATTCAAGTTATATTTCGCCAATTCTTCCCAAAGTAATTTGCCCGCCGGGGCCTTTTCATAAAAGCCTCGTTTATATTTGTTTTCTTTTGGCCCCGGTGCTTCGCCATTGATCACAACATTATACAATCCCAAAGATGGCATGATTGGCTCGTCACATTCATTTCTCAATTTGCATTTTTCACATTTAAGCAAATTATCATTTGAAAATCTAATTCTTTGAATTAGTCCTCGAGGGATTTCTTTCTTTGATATATCAAGGGGCTTCCATTTAGATGATATATTTTTTGATGGTTTAAAGCCAAGGGATTTTATAGTATGATCACCAGACTGTTCATTGCTAATATCAAAAGGAATATATTTTGAAAGTATTTTATTATCCGGGATGGCTTCCGGATCATGCACTTTTAATTCATCAAGAATCAATTCAGTTTTATTTCTAACTTGAGGGGAAGCAATATATTTTTTACCAGGAAAGAACCCCACGAGTTTTGGTTTATTTATTGCTTTACTTTTTATACATTTGTTGGCCTGATGTTCTCCAAATCCCGAAATCTCTATAAATGGAACATATAATTTATTATTTTTAACGAGCCACTTGGTAGAGTCCGAAAATCCTACTTTTGGGGACATGATTGTTATATTATGTTCCATTATTTCTTTGAATAATTCCCCTTTTTGCCTTTTGTCGTCGTCTTTATTATCATCTAATTCCGCAAATGACAAACAAGCGCAGATAAATTCAACTGGATAATTAGCCTTTAACCAGGCCGTTTGATAACCAATCATGGCATATGCGACGCTGTGCGAGCGATTAAATCCGTAACTTGCCCATTCTAAAAGTCCATCCCAAAAATGCTTTGCCTCTTTTTGGGATAATGTTTTCATTTTTTTGCAACCATCCCTAAATTGTTCCCAATAAGGCTTGAATTCTTTGGCTGTTCTTTTTTTGGCAATTACTTTGCGAATTTTATCAGCCGTGCTTTCTGGCAAACCGGCCACCCTGCTAATAACTTGCATCACCTGTTCTTGATAAACAAGGATGCCGTAAGTATATTTTGTGACATCTTCATATATTGGATGTATAGCTTTCCATTTTGCGCCATGTTTTCTTTTAATAAAATCTTTCGTCATGCCAGATTTCGATGGACCGGGCCTCACCAATGCAATTGCAGCAACAATATCCTCAAAATTATTGATTTTCATTTCTTTGCAAAGTTCAGTTGTCGGCTTGGCTGAAATCTGAAATATGCCTGCTGTTTTACCTGAATTAATCAAATCAAATACTTTTTTATCATCTAAAGGAATTTTATCGAGGTTTATTTTCATTGATTGGCCTTAAAAAATGCATTTGCAAATCCTATTGGAGTTATTGATCTTTTTTCTGCTCCAGATAGTTTTGTACGAATTTTACTTCCCTCTATTGGAATAACAGGAAATCCCTTTGGAATATTAAATTTACCCCATAAATGAGTTTTTTTAGTATATGGATCTCCATAATCACAAGGATCGAAAGAAAATACTGGATCACCGAGCCAATTATTTATTTTACCCACTGGATTTTCTAAAGCCCAAAAATAGGGTTTTAAAACATAAATAATTCTGATACAAGCATCAATGATTGATATCCCTTCTATCATATCAATATCCGATCTTTTCCATCTTGCTCCAGAACCAGCAAATACAGTACATGGCGGGGCAGCTAAAATTCCATAAACATTTCCAATATATTTTTTAATATCATTAAATTCTTCTGGCAAGCGAGATTTATTTGATCTTTTAGATGGCCACAATCTTACATCTGATTCCGGCCATGTTATAATTTTAACATTATATCCAGCATCTTTATAAGGTTTTGACCACGCTCCAGAACCACTACATAAATCTAAGATTGTTTTAAAAAATGGATTTATCATTCGTTTACCAATCTCTTTGCTTCTTCCAATACAGACAAAGTACTTAATCCTAAAATGTCAAGTTTCATTAGACCAACATATTCACTATTTTCCATATTCCAATTGCAGACAATTCGTTTGTTTCTTCTAATGAGAACACATTTTGTCCCTTGGGTTAAATCTTCATCAGAAACAACAAGCGCAGCCGCATGTTGCCCGCTACCACGAATTTGATTTTCCATTTTCAATGCAAATTTAATAATTTTAGGATATTTTTTAGCAAACCATCTCCCTTCATCTGTATCATCGATAGTTGATTGTAGGGCTTTTTCGTCATCTTTTTGCCAAATGGCTTTAGAGAAGGCCCGAACATCTTTCCGCAAAGTTATTTCATTTTCGGAAGTTTCAAATACTCGAGCAACAGCTTGCAAAGCTGCCCGACTTTTAAGCTTCATATCTGTGGATATGCCACAAGTATAATTTTGCCCATATTTATTGACAATATATTCTCTGACTTTTTCTCTGTGTCTTTTTTCAAAATCCACATCGATATCGGGCCAGTCAATACGATCTTCTGTAATAAATCGAGAAAATAATAAATGAAATTTGATAGGGTCAATTTTGGTTATTCCTATCAAATAGGCAATAAGTGAGCCGCCAACAGATCCTCTGCCAGGCCCAACCGCAATATTATTTTTATGACACCATTGAATTATATCGTAGAAAATTAAGAAATATTTGGAGAAGTTTTTCTTTTTGATGAGTCCAAATTCTTGATAATATCTATCTCTATATTTTTTAATATCATTTAATTTTAATTCGTTTAATCCTTTTATACAAAGTTCTTCTAATTTTTTGTTATCTCCTCCGCCTTCATATGGCGATGGTAAAGATATTTCCTGTTTTGGAATTCTAAAGTTATAACACATTTTAGCAATTTTGGTAGTATTTTGCATTGCCTCGTTAATTTGTGTAGTTGTAAAACAATGTTTTCTAAATGCCAATTGCATTTCTCTTGTTGATCTGAGATATAATCCCCTTAATGAAAATTTAAATCGTTTCGGGTCATCCCACTTGGCGTGTCTCTGGATTGCCAATAAAATTTCTTGAGTTTCCCAATCGTCTTCTTCTATATAATGACAATCGTTTGTGGTAACCAAAGGAATACCTAATTGATTGTGTAAATCAAGAAGTTTTTCATTTAGAATATACTGATCCTTGAAATCATGGGGCATAATTTCTAAGAAAAGCCTGCCTTTCATTCTATCCCATAATTCTGTTAATACATCAATGCCGCCGGGTAAATTAATAAATGAGGCTATGCAAGCCGTAAGAATAACGAATCCAGACAAATTCGAATTTAATAATTCATTAAAGCCTATTCTGGGTTTGTTATAAAATCCATCAAGGTTTGCTTTTGTTAAAAGTTTGCAGAGAGTTATCCAGCCAATTTGATTTCTAACAAGAATAATGATGTGTCCGCGTTTTTCGCCCTGTTTCTTGATATTTGCATCTGGAACAATATATGCTTCGCATCCTAAAATAGGTTTGACGTTTTGTTTATCACATTCTTGTTGCCATTCTAAACAACCATCCACGTTTCCATGATTTGTAATTGCGGCATATTCCATACCAAGTTCTTTTATCTTGGAGATATGTTGCCTGGCCGATCCGTAACCATCCAGATAACTGAATTCATTATGCAAATGTAGGTGATAAAAGTTTTGATTATTCATATTCTACCTTTGTGCCATCGCCAGTAATCGAAATACGATACTTTTGTGGATTTGTTCCTGTAGAATAGTTTGAGACTTCGCTAATTATACCTTCAGGTTTCAAAATCTTACCTCCTAATGGTATAGTTAAACCGAAAATGTCCCTTTATTTTTGGATTTCAACGGCTTATTAGTTTTAATTTTGTGGGTAAGTCGCAACCACTGTCTAAACTGACTAAAGCTATCAGCTTCTTTTGCAACATCGTCCCAACCTCCCCCATGTCTAATATTTGCTAAATATTCTGATTCTTGTTTTGTCAGTGTCTGCATATTTTTACCTCCAACAAAATTTAAACTAATGGCATAGTTAAGTGGAAAATCGCCCTTGATTTTCACACATTCAACGACTTATTAGATAGATTTTTCGGACTTTATTGCTCTTAATTTTTCCATAAGGGTTTTCCAATCAGATGGGTAATAGGGATAACTTAACCCGAATATATTAAGAATTTGCCGAGAGTAGGAATAGGCCTTCCATGCCATTAACCCAAATTTATAACCAAGTATTACCGGAATCATAAAACCAGTAAATATAAAAACCATCTCCAAATACTCTTTTATAAAATAAATAATTGCTATACTGTAAGCTCCTTCGCCAGCCCCTCTTACTACTTCAAGTATTAACTTTAATTCCTCCATTGTGCGCCCTCCTTTTTATTAGAAAAATCTATTTAATAGAATGATAGATGGAAAATTTTTTCACTCATTTAATATTTTAACAACTCAAACATATTCCGTGCTCAAAGTTCTCGCCTTTAAATAGCAATCGTTCTCCAATTATGATGGTCGATAGATGTTTTAGAATTTCTGATAAAAGTATCGGATGTACTTTGATATCAAGTTTTGGGCCATTATACTCTATATCTGCCCGTTCCTCAAAATCTCCATAATTTCCCTCGCTAAAACATATGATCTCATTATCCTCTACAATAAGAGAAACAATTCTATCAAGATCAAAATCTGCCGTGAGCATTACTTCCGCTCTGCCAATGGCCTCAAGAAAATCTGTCGGTAATTTTACTTCTTCTCCTTCAATTTTGAAAAAATCCCAGATTTGTTCAGGATATTCTTCGTCATAGGTTCTACATGAAAAAGTGGTTTTTTCTTTATTAATGAAATGTAGCCAACCGTTATCGGAAATAACTTTATAAGGATTATACTTTGCAAGCTCTATAGCGGCAGTAGCGGGCAGAAGAAATTCTTGATTCATTTTCGATTTCAATTTATATTTTGTTCCCCGAAATGTATCACATCCGATTACATATTCATCAACAACATAAAGACAGGTTAGTTCCGGGCGCAACATATTTCTTGAGGCGCTGAAAGCACAAAATGCAATTGCATCGTCGAAATTCTCGGGTAATTCTTCCCATTGTTTTGAATTGATACCGGGTACTGGAATTGGCTGAATTTTAACATCAGGATCAATTTTAATATTGGCTTTGATTTTTGTTCCGGATAATTTAATTTTTCCGTTTTCTTCAGATATGAATATTTCTTCATCTGGAATTTTGCCAAGCAGTTTGTAAAAACTGTCTGCCTTGACTGCCCCTGTCAGGCCGGAATCAAAGTTTTGCATAATTGAAACCTGATCGTTATATGTCCAGATTTTATTATTGTCGAAAATGAAATGAGTACTTTGTTCTACAATTTCTTTGTTGGCCAATCCCGGTTTAACTTTTGTTAATGCATCAATGAAATCTTTAACATTTATTTTCATTTCCTCAGTGTTTTCATTTCTTGGTTGTCTTCTTGTTCTTGTCATTTAGTTTCTCCTTCAGTAAAGTTAATATAGGAATTAAATATTTAAAAGTTGGTTTTCTAAATGGAATTGGGCCTATCCAATCCCAATATGATAAGAGGACATTGGGTAATTGCCCTTCCATTTTATTTTCAATACAATGTATCATCGGGGCCGCGATATAGATTTTCATTTATGATTTGCATATTCCTTAAAATCTTGATTACCATTTTCTCTTTTAGAAATAAAAAAATAAGATAATAACCGATTCCAGGCATTTTTATTTGTTAGTGCTTCATCTTGACTAACTTCTTCGAGCCATGTTGCGAAGTATATTTTCATAATTCAAATCCCTGAACCCCTTTGAATTTAAATGCCCAAGGCCATTTCGGCATTGATTTTTCAAGATCAAGAAAATAAATAATATTCATTTCGTCTCTTAGTTTGTAATTATTGCAAAGCCCATCTTCAATAATTATTTCTACTTCACGAGTCCCATCTGTCAATTCTTTGCCATTCCATTTTTCATTCTCTTTTAATTTATATTTTTTTGCAGAAACTGTTTTAATTTCTGACTTCCCAAGTTTATATCCTTTTTTAGATAAATATTTTAATATTTTATCTTGGGCACTTTTGGACAAAGTATCAAAATGCTTTTCTGTTTCTCCCCTATTTGGACTTCGTGACGATACGGCTATTTTCCATGAATCCTCATCATAAGCCCATTTTCCATTTTTATATTTTGGAATATATATTCCTCCCATTCGACTGGTCATCACCCATGATGTACTATCAACACTATACCAAGGATAACGAAGCATGAGTTTATGGCTTGTTAATCCAAATCCATGAATTTTTATTTTTGGTATTCCGGATTTATCGCAAATAAAATTTTTAAAAAGATCATCAAGCCATACATTTAAATCTTTAGTTGATATTGGCACCATACCGCCAAAAGCAATGTAATCATAATTATCAAGATAATGTTCAAGGTATTTAGCTGGTTCTCCAAAATGAAAACAAGGTAAAGGATTAAGTCCAGCATCTTCCATTATTTGTTGATTTTTTAATGTAATTTTTGGATCAAGAATATCATCCAATACAGCGTATATATCAATATATTGTTCATACTCTTTTATGAAATTAATATATTTTTGAATATCAATTTCAATATTTTTTGACCATGCAGAAAACGCTCCCGAATCTAAAAACAATGATATTTGATTTTTCATGTTAACCTTTTTAGTTCATCTTTTTTAAGTTTAATTAACTATATAAAATTGGTTTTTTGTGACTATAAAAAGATAATAATCTATTCCACTTTTTAAATTTTTGCCGAATCCTTCTTTCTTCGCTTTCATAATTATCAATTGTAAATCCTGCCGCAAAATAAATTTTCATATTTATCTTTTCCACAGAGCCATTAATTCATTTCTTGCGGCAATTCCCTTATTGGAGTTTTCTAAAAACACTCCTTTTAAAGAACTATATCCTAAAACAGAATGTTGTTTTTTAACTCCTCGGCAAGCCATACAAAGATGTTTAGCCTCAGTTAAACATGCGGCGCCAATTGGTTTTAAATATTCCATCAATGTTTCAGTAACTTGTTCCCCAATTCTTTCTTGTATTTGAAGGCGTCGTGCAAAAATATCTAATAAACGAGCCATTTTAGATGCTCCAATCACTGGGCCATTTGGAATATAAGCAATAAAAGCAGATCCAAAAAAGGGAAGCATATGATGTTCACACATACTATAAAATTCAATATCTTTTAAATAAACAAGACCCCCAAATTGTTTTTTTTCATCTTCAAATGTTTTAATAACATCTTTTGGATTTTGATGATACCCAGCATAAATTTCCCTAAAAGATTTAATAACTCTATCAGGAGTTTCAATTATTCCTGATCTATTGGGATCATCGCCTATCATTTCAATGATTCTGATGATAGCGTCTTCAGCCGGTTGTTCATTAGCCATTTTTTCCCACCAATATTCAATCCAGCAATCTTTTTCACTAACAAAATATTCTGGATATAAATTTTTTGGTGTATGTTTTTTTATATGGATACAGGCAAAATCATTATTAGGAAATTTTTGTCTTGTAGTTCCAGAATCTACTAAATCATCAACGATTAATGTTGCTTTGTGCGGTTTTATTGTTAGCGGCAATTTAAGTTTTTCTGATAATGCAATTGCAACCGGAATGCCACCTCGAGGAACTGGATATATTGATCTATATTTTTTAGAATCAATTTTTAATGCTAAAATTTGGATATCTCTTTCAAATTCTTCTTGAGAATAATACACTAATTTTGTCATATATTTAAATCCCCCCTTTTTTTCATTCTCTTTATTAATGGGTCTTCAATTTCGGCTTCTTTAAATCCCTTTGCCCTTAATTTACACGCCAGACATTCCATACACGGTGGGATTTGCCCTTCATAACAAGTGTGACTATATGCCAAAGCATTCATACAACCGGGTAAAGATTCTGCCAGCTCAACCGTTTCAGCTTTTGTTAAATACATTAATGGGGTATGAATTTTAAATCTTGTATTTATCCCTAAAGACAATGACTGTTCTATTGCGTTAATTGTTTTCTTTCTACAGTCAGGGTATCCACTATAATCAGTTTGACAAACCCCAGTAACAATATCGAATATATCATGTTTATACGCTATTGCGGCGGCAATCGTTAAAAATAAAATATTACGGCCAGGCACAAATGATGCGGGTAAATCAGTGGAACTACGATGTTTCTCTGACACATTCCCCTCTTGTATCAATGCAGAATCTCCGATGTCTTGAAAAACCGTTGTTTGGAATTTTTGATAAGATACCTTGGCGATTTCTATTGCAATTTTTTGAGCACACTTAGTTTCAATTACATGGCGTTGGGCATAATCAATATTCAAAGTCTTAATATCATCAAATTTATTCTTCGCCCAATATAAACAGGTAGTAGAGTCTTGTCCTCCAGAAAAGAGGACAAGAGCTTTTTTAAGTCCCTTGTCCATTCCCATTCTCCTTTTTTATTTAGGCTTAAGAAATAGAATATTTACCATCAGAGATGCTAAATTCGACTTTTTTCTCTTTTTCCATCCGGGTCGGCGTTTTTTTGCCTCCAATTTGAGCCCTAATTGTTTTCATCATTGCGTCGGCTTTTCTGTCGGGAAATCTTTTGGTTAATTTATTGGCGATTTCTTTGATATTGATGCCTTCTTTGGGGGCTTTTTGGATAAATTCAAGAATACTGACTATGACTCCTGGAATACTTTTTTTATTCAATGTTTTTGGGATTTCTGTTTTATCTTCCTTTTCTGGTTTTGGTTTGCTGACCGTTTCCTCTTTATTGTCAACAGTTGATTCCGGGGGTTCAACAATCTCTTCCTTTTCATCCGTGCCCTTTACTTCAACAAACAACTCTATTCCCATTGCCCCTAAAACTTCGCCAGTTTCTGGTTTTAATTTAGAAACATCTCCTGCAATCAACATCCCTCCAACTTCTAACACATCTGCTCGGAAGGCATCTTCCATAACCCCGTCTATCGGAATTGCCGATTCTGCATCCAAGATGGTTTTGTTTAAATCTGCTGCTACCTTTTCCAATAATTCTCTTGTGATATTTTCTTTAGTTAGTGCCATTTTAATTCTCCTTTGTTGAGTTTTAATTTCTTTTTTTAATTATTTAAAAATTAAATTATGATAGGCCGGATTTTCGCTGACACGGTCGTATCAGAAGGGCTTCTATGGGCACGATATCCCTCCACCTATTTCTGATTTTCTTATTTAGATTACTCCACCGGAGCTTCCGGCACAGGATCTTTAATTGTCGCATCCCTTTTCGGGCACGCCGCCCGTTCACCATTAGGTTACTTGGGTCTGTTGCGCTTGGAGATTTTGAAGCGCAGATACATTGCCGCTGTATCGCTACCATAATTTTTTAAACACCCTTTCTTAAATGATATTTAATGTATTTAATCCATCTTGAGGCCGGGTTTGTTTTTTCAAGATAATTTTTCCGTTTTTTCAACTGCTGCTCTGTTAAGCCTTTTATTTTCATTTTGTTCCTCCCTTTTTATTTTTTACAGGCCGCCATTTCTGTACAAACCTGAAATGATTTGGTTTCAACTCCAAATCTGGCTTGCGATCTTTTATTGTTGTTCCATCACAATTAACCCATAATCCTATTTTATTGATATGAGCATCTCTTTTGATATTTCTAAATCTTGATATTCCCATTAATTTTCCTTTATTATATTATAAGATTTTATTGAAGTTTTTAAAAATTATTTTATCTTGCATTGATTATCTTATGAATCTGAAGATTCAAAATAACATCATTAATTTCATCCTCGACCAACCAATCAACTATTTGCCCTGCCAACGAAAAATCTGCCCCGATGGGGCTGAAGGCAAATTTTGCTTTGCATCCCCTTTTTTGCAAATCTTCTTTTATTAAAATGGCCCTATCGAATTCATGCCTATCCGGAATTACAAATTTAACCCAATCATTTTTTGTTAAATTAAGATAATTTTTTATAATCATTTGATCAGAGAATTCCATTTTATAATCAACGATCCAACAAATTTCGTCGTTTATCAATGGAGAGGGGATTCTAATTGATCCGTTTGTTTCGATTGAAATTTGAAACCCGGATATAACTAATTTTACAATTAATTTATAAATAGCTTTTTGTAACAACGGTTCTCCACCAGTAATAGTCGCCCTTTTAATTCCAAAAAATTTAATCTCGGCCAATAATTCGGGAATTGTGTAGGGTTCGTGGCCTGCTTGAGATTGGGCATGTTTTGTGTCGCAGTAGCTACATTTGAGATTACACCCTTGAAATCTGACAAAAACAGTTGCCGAACCCTGATGCCACCGATTTACTTCTCCATTGATGCCGGCGAATATTTCATTTATGTTTATTGTTTGCACGATTGATCCTTTTAAATATAACTTCTGTATCTTTATTTAATAATTCATTGGTTATATGAATATAGTAAGAAATAAGTCTGTTTTTTATTCCTCTATTTAACCATATTTCTTCTCTCTCTTTTGTCGCGGCGCTTCCTGCGAAGTATATTTTCATTTTTTATCTTTAAATATTGACCATTTTTTAATACAGATTTTATTTTTCATAATAGCAAAATAGGATTCTAAATGCCATTGCCCCCCCACTTTCACAATATGGCCAAGATGATCTCGTTGATTTGTATCTGCGAGATATATTTTCATGCCTTCCATTCTGCATATGATGTCGAAGATTCCCATAATCGAACTTTAAGTAACCGGCCATATTTCTCAATTTCATTACCAATCAATCCTCTAATTTCTATCACAAGTAATTCAGCCGTTGGATTAGAAATCACATCGTTTAGATATTTGTGATCTAATAAATCAATTGCCTTCTCTTTAACTATTTTTTTCAAATCAGAAAAATCCATTACCATGCCTTTTGATGGAAAATTTTCAAGAGATGCGTCTTCGAGTAATAGATCTTTTAATCGTTTGCCAACTGTGATTTCTAATTTAAAGTTGTGGCCGTGTTTATTTTTGCAAGCCCCTTCATGATGTGGAAGATGATGTCCCGCAGCAAATTCAAATATTTTCGTTATTGTTATCATTTTGTTTCCTTTCTACAAATATTCATCTACAAACTCTTTTGTCATAGGAATTCTTGTTCTTATTAAATTATTTGGTATAATTATTTGAGCTCCTATTTGCATTTTTTCAGGAACAATATGTGAATTTATTTCTAAAATCTTTTTCCAATTATTTATTTTACCAGTGTACCATTTTGCCATTAATGATAATGTCTCGCCATGATATTTTACTACATGTACAAAAGGTTCATAATCCTCCTTTTTATAATTATATTCTAAAATTATTTCTTGTTTCTTTTCAATAAATTCTTTTTTATTTTCAATAGATTTTTGTTTCTTAATATCGACAATATTTCTAAAAACAACAAATTTTCCCATCGCGTTATATACATTCGCAACATATTGATTGTCACCATTAACATATTTATATAAGGCTTTTTTCATATTATATTTTTTTTGTACCAAATATTTTTTTAATATATATGTTCCCGAATCGATACCTATTTTAATATCATGAAAATCATATTTATTTTTATTTAATTCTTTTACCCAAAATTTTGGCATAACTTGCATTAACCCACGGGCTTTGCCATATTTTGTTTTCGGCCCGACCAGAGCAGGATTAAATGAAGATTCAACCTCCATTACTGCTACGATTGTAATAGGCGATATACCATGTTTTTTGCTTGAAATTAAAATATTTTCTGTTATTTCAGTGGCTATGATGGACGGGATAGTTTTATAATGAGTTAAAATATAATTCTTGATATCGCTTTTAGATTTTGTTTCTACAATTTCAATTTCATTGATTTTATTTTGCAATTCAGTATTTAAAATAGTTAATTGTTTTATTTTTATTTTATCTTGTATAAGATTTTGAAGTATAAAAAAAATACAACATGCCATAAGAAATATAAATATAATTATTGCCATTATCCAATTTGATTTAGTCATCATTTCCTCTCTTTTTTATATTATAAGAAAATCTAAAAGTTTTAAATATAATAACTTGAAAGATACGGCCTTCCTATCTTCAATTGATGAAGCACATTGACAATTCCCAAAACGTCGAACCAATCATGTCTTTGTGCCATTATACCAATTTCCATCAATCCTTTTAATTTTTGTTCCGGCGTCATATTTAACGCCATTCCTGCATCAATTAAATTTAATTTCCTGATATCTTCTGCCCAGGAACCCTGTCCTATTCTTTTTCCTGTTCGGGCTGTATTTGATTGTGAAGCCGTAACAACCGATGCATTTTTATCCTGCGCAAGCCCCTCGTGCCCTTCCCATATCTCGTTTATCCCGTGTCGATATTCACCAGATCTTTCTGGTTTAAATTTATCTGCGTAATCAGTGATTATTACATCCGGAACAAACCCATCATATTGTTCAAGATTATAAAGATAGGCTCGTAATTCTGACATCGTTAATGATCCTGAAGGAAATTCAACAAGATGAAATTTGCTACCCCTGATTAAGGCGGATCTTTTTAATGCTTGTTTCTTTTTAAGGACTTGGCTAATTGTCAATTCTTCTTTTGTTACTTTTTTAAACCAACTTGAACAAATAAAATCCCTTGTTCTCATGCATTCGGTACAAACTTTATATCCTTTTGGAGCATCGTCAAAAGGCGGAATTTCCCCATCTTCTTCTCCTATTAAATCAATCTTGCCGGTTCTTTTTGATTTCCAATCACAAGTGCCCCTTTGATTATGTTCACAATCAAAAATAGGAATAAGCATTTCACCTGCCCATTTCCTTGTTGGAAGACCATTGATATAATGGTGTATCCTTCTTATCATAGCCTTTTCTGACATTTCAAGACTCACAAAAATTACGTTGTATCCGGCAAATAAGGCTCTCAGGGCAATTAGCATCAGCCACCATGTTTTGCCCGCTTTAGCTGCTCCAACAATAGCAAATAACCATCCCCTTTCTAATTCTCCCATCACATCGCCGATTGCTCCAGGCAAGGCAAATAACTTATCCCCCGAATCTTCTGAAAATGCATTGGCAATTACTTGATTATCATTTATGGGATCAATGCCTCGTGATTGTGGCCTTTGAATTCTTTCATATCCTTTTGCCAATGCCTCTGCTTCTTCTATTCTACCTCCATTAACCGCTTTACTAATTTCTTTTGATAGATTTTGTAATGATGTTGAGCGTAAATGAAATTCTGCTTTTCTTAGATAATAGCCAACATTGAAACTATCTTGTCTTTCATATTCATCTGAGATAGAAGCTAAAAAATCTTCGATTAATTCAGAAGTGTCTGAATCAAGCTCGTGTTTCTTTTTTTCAATAAAAATATCCTGAATTGTTTTGCCAGGAGCGGTTTGATAATTTTCAAAGAATTCAAAACACCATGTTGCGATTATTTTTGTAAACGGCAACGATAGAGAACCATTTTTGAAAATGGGCCTGATTTCTCGAATAAATCTTTCCGAGGTTATGAGCCCCTGCACAATTTGTCTTTCGATTCTGGAATCAATTGGTTTGCGACGTTGGATCATTCGGCTATCCAATACTCAATGTGAGATATTAAATTGTAAATTCCATCAATATACCAAATATTTGGATGTTTATAGATGATATCTGGTATATAATTATAATTTTTGCGAACTAAAGGAATTTTAAACCCCGCTTCACTCAATTCGATAGCATTCTGTCTACGATCTTCTACGTAATATTCATACCCATGTAAATATTGAGCCTTATCTGCCCTGGGATGTTTTAAAATTAAAGAAAATGGAATCTTTCCCATTATTCGTTTAACGACTGCATAGGTATCGCTCGCAACATCAAGTGGCCTTGCGGTTAAAATCAACGGTGGCTCATTTGTCTTTTCATATAGTTTTGTTAATAATTCAGTTGCTCCATAATAGATAGGTATATTTTTGAATTCTTTATAAACCATTCGATAAATTTTCCACAATTCTTTACTTGATAATCCCGTAGGAATCGCGAGATTAAATTCGTCATAATTATCTTTGAGTTCAACTCCATGAATTTCTAATAGGAACTTTTTGATAGGGGTTTCCATGTCTATTAAAACTCCATCTAAATCAAATGCAATTTTTATTTTATTTTTCATTTTTAGATTTCCTCGAATAATAAATTATTAATCCAACCCATAGGCAATTTGCAGACACTATAAATAATCCACCATAAAACGAAAACCATTGTTCCAGATGTGGATAATAAAATAAATTCCAAAATCCCCACAAAGTAAAAAATTCTATTGCCAAAATACTTACCCCTTTTATTTCTTTATCTTTTATGATTTTTCTGCAATGCAATAGAACAAAAAAATCCAGATAAGGTTTCAAAACTGCCATTTATGAAATCAGGATAGGTCATCATTTGTTTTTATATTTTTAGGATTTTTATTGCAATATTTTTCGTGATTTTCAATACATCCATAGCAATATTCTTCATTGCAATATTGACGAGATCTTCCGCCCCATTTATCCATATCTTCACTACAATCTTCGCACCAAGTTAATATTGTCATTTCTCCCTCCCACATAACCAATCAATTAATTGAAATAATCTTTTCATCGCTCTTCTATTTTTCTTATTATTTTCTACTATCTTCCCAATATCACTCTTTTTAGGAATTTTATTACCCAGATGCCAATAGCCACAATGTCTGCATTTATATGGTTGTCCATGTTGCAAAGAATGTAATTTCATAGTTGCAACAGCTTCTCTACGATTGATGTATGGTATTTTTTGACAGTTATATAAATTCATTCGATCATATCCAGATTTATATCGCGATCATCCATAAGGTCTCGTAAATGATTTCTCGTGGCCTCAATCGCTTCATCTGCCGATTTATAAGGATTTCCGTATTTTAATATTTTTCTTAACTTTTGATCCATATCCAAACAAACCAAAGCAAAAGCCCATGCTATTTATTGCAATGATATGATTACAATTATCTTCTGGTAAATCAAATTCTAAAATTGCTTTCATTTTTTAATTCCTTTTCTAAAATTATAGGTGGCAAACCACTGCCAATACATGAAGATTGAATTAATTTATAATATGCAACAATAAAATTGCCGAAATATCCTGTCCATTTTTTATGATGAATTTCTTGTTTATAGCCATGCCTATGTAATTTACCAGATTTGGTTAATTTGAATTCTTTATGACATATTTGGCAGATTCCGGTTTTCACTTCCATCCTTTCGATTTTATCTTGATTTCCAATTCTTTTTCTTGTGCCTCTATAAATAACCCGAATACCTTATTTTTTGTTCCAATAATATTTTCTTTTATTTCAATCCAATTCTGTTCATCTATCCAGGTAACGTATTCTTTTAATAATTTGGAAAGAGAGCCAAAGAATTCATGAGATCTGTTATATTGGTCTCTTATCAGATTATCGGAAAATTCTTTAAGCTCTGTTAATCCTTTTCCAAGGCGATATTTATCAAATTCATAGTCTTTTGGCCAGATAGGATTTTCTATAAATTTATTAACTACGGATTCAAGAGGAATTTTTTGAAACGATTCTTTGATAGTTTGTGGCGGATTTTTCATTGCGGTAAATAGCCAAGAGCGTTTTTTATCACCAAAATCATTATAAAGAATGTAAGATAGGGATTTAAAATTTTCTTTATTTTTATTTGGCCAATATCCTTCCAGGGCATATTTACTTGCTTGTTTTAATCCTTCTCTCAATTCTATATATGTCCATGCCTTGGTAAACCAATTTTCAGGAATGTTTTCTTTTTTAATCCAATCGGAATTAAATCTTCTATTGATAGCAAAAGATCCTTTTTGTAAATCAGACAGGTATTTAATCATTTGTAAACAGGATTTATTATATGGTTTATTTGTATTATGTTGAGTTGTATGCTCAAGATTTACCCAGTATTGAATTAATCTTAAAGAATGCAAATCTTGTTCTTTTAATTTAACAGGAATATTTTTAGATTTGTTTTCAAATCTATTTCTATCATTTATGATAGTTTCTTTATTATCACTTAAAGCATTTCTATTATTATCACTTAAAGCATTTCTATTATTATCACTTAAAGCATTTCCCTCAAGGTTTTCCATAGGGTAGGTATTCCCTGACTCTGGGTTTCTTGGAGGGTGGATTTTGGTTGATGACCATAGAAATTTAACATAAATATAATGTCCGGTAATTTTATTTGTGTTTTTATCTTTTGAGATAATATCTTCGATTAGATCCAAAGAGATCAATATTTTTTTGTTTTTTCTTACACGGTCTTCGCTCCATTCTAATCCCTTGGCTGTATATGAGGTAGTTGCTTTTGCATTATTTGTTTTTTGCCATTTGGCGGTGTAATAATAAAAAATATATAGGGCTATTGCATCGGCTGGATTTTTTATATTTGCGTATTGATTTGATTTTATATTAAAGAAAATATCTAATAAAGATTTTGAAATAACAATAGGTTCATTTGATTTGTCATACTGTTTGGCCATCAAGACACCTCTTGCATAAGGTTTAAAGAAAAGGACTTAGCCGGACTTGCAATTGTCCGGCCTTAACCATACCGCGTTATGGCAGCCCGTATTCATCAGGGAAATTATATTGGGATTTTTATTTCCCGATAATTTATTTATAATATATTTTTTTGAATAAATCAAGTTTTATTTTTAATTTATTTTTCTTGGGTTTTTCTTTATCCAGTTATTATTGAATTTTATTGCCTTATTACTACAATTTAAGCAAACACATTCGCCACTATGCCATGATGTCATAATAGAAGTATTTGAAATTTCATGACCACCAAACATTTTCTTGCATATTGGACATGGTAACCAAAAATAACCATGAAGATTTGCATATAATTTATGTATAAACCTTGGTAATTTCATATTTTTTCTCCTCCCTTGGACATTTTCCCTTCAAATAATAATCACATTTTGAAGCGCAAATCCATTTATAAATATAAACATTTTTAAGTGGGCATAGTACTAAAGTTCTATCATTATGTTTTTTAATAATTGTCTTTTTAATCTTCTTTTTATTTAATACAGATCTTAATTTCGATGCCGCTTTCATAATTTAAAGCCCGATAGTTTTCTTTTAAATTTCGGTTTATTTTTTTGACTTTTTCGAGATGTGTTTTTTTGTATCCGGAATATCCATGTGGCTTCATGGTTTCGCCAATACAAATCGGGCAATCATTAAGAAAATCATAATATTCTTGATTGTGTTTTTGGCAGTATTTCATCAAGCTTCCTCAATTTTGATATTATCTTTTTGCCCGTTAAAATAGGCCCAAACAGATCCCGGGTTTCTTCCAATTTTCATCACAAATTTCTGGAGGGCAAAAGTTTTTGCTTGAGAAATAGAATCGGCATGCGTCCAAATTTCATGAATTTCTCCGTACCAATTTAATGTTATTTTGTATCGTTTTTCATTCATAGTCCAATTTCCTTCATTATATATTTTGCCTCATCATTCGATAGATCTCCTGGGTCGCCTTCCGGCAAAGTTAGGATTTCTACATTTTTATTGTAATAGACCGTTAATTGATGGTATAATTTATCTGCCTGTTCCTGGGCATGATCTTCTGCATCATACATGATAAATATATTATCAAAATATTTTGCAAGCATCAAAACTTGTTGGGGCATAAAATTCATCGAAAAGGTTGCAATTGCTCCTTGTCCAAGTCGCCAGTTGTCGGTTAATCCCTCTACAACTGCACATCTTTTTTTTGCTATTGCTTTATCAAATCCATATAGTGTGTATTTTAAAAAATACACCGATTCTTCTATTGGACATCCCTTATATGGGTTTTTGCTTTTACCCGTGATATCTCGGCATTGATAAGAGATGAGTTGTCCTTTAAGATAGATTGGCGCCAGGATTCGGAACTTAAAATTTCCAAGATGTCCCGTTGACAATAATCCCCATTCAGATGCAAGATAATTGGGATCAAAATTTCTTGATATTAAATATTCTTTTGCTTTATCGGTTAGTGGGCCAGTTCCAGGCGGGAAGATAACCTTAGATGAATATTTATATTCCTCTTTTTTTATTTTCGATATTCTGGATTGGCCCGATGAATATTTTTTGATAATGTTTTTTGCTTCATGGATGTCGGTTTTGGTTAAAATTGCAATAACTTTTGGAAGCCAATGGCCCTTGCATCTATGACAAGAATAGTAGGCTTTTTCTATATTAAATCCGCCATGATTTGATTGATCGTCACACATAGGACACCGGATGCCAATAAAGTTTGGGCCAACATTCTTGGTGCCGGGCAAGAAATAATTTATCTGGTAATCTTCGCAGAATTGTTTTGCGTTAAATGACATTATATTTTTTTAACCATGCATCTTTGCGAGTTATAATTTTCATGTTATTAATCTTTCTTGATATGGTTTATTATTTCCTTCTTCGTCAATAAAATTATCCATCCAGTTGCCCCATCCAAAAATTTCTTTCATTTTTCGAGCAGTGTGACAAGTGCATCGGAACATTTCTTTATCTGTTGGAGGAGGACATTTTTTTCTATCATGGCGTAGCCCATCATAATTTGGATCGTGCCAGGGCTTTTCATATATTATTATTTTTCTTTTAAATCGGCCCATTTCATACCTCCAGTTTTTTGTATTCTCGTTTGCGGTTTTTCATTGATCCGTATAAACATTTTACTGCTGGATCAAAATAGTCATAAATAATTGCCTTGTTTTTTCCCTTTTTTGGCCTTAAAACTCTACCAAGATATTGAATAATTCGTCCAGAGAATTTGATGGGTAATGTCAAAAATAGTGCTGAAAGATTTTTACAGTCAAATCCTTCTCCTATAAGTTGGCCTGTTGCAATTAAAATTTTAATTTTTCCATTATTTACATTTTCAACAATTTGTTTTCTTGGTTCGGGAGAAACATCCCCTGTTAAGATTGTCATAGGAATATTTGATTTTTCAGTTATTAAATTTGCAAGTTTTTGACAGTGTATTTTTCTATCAGATAATACAAGGCAGGTTTCTCCACTATTACTAACTTTAATTATATCGTCGACGATCATTTGATTACGTTCTTTATTTAAAGATAATTCTTGTAATAATTTGGAATATTCTGCCGCAGGATCTTCGAGTGTAGAAATAAAATTGGTTTCTCTGATTGTAGATTTTATGCCTGTAATATGCCCCTTTTGAATTAATTCTTGGGGGTTTATTTCATGCATAATAGAACCGCAATACCATTCGATGCATTTTGAAAGTCCATCCCGTCTATAAGGGGTAGCTGATAATCCCGTGATATATCTTCCGGAAAATTCTGTGACAACATCTGTAAATATTTTAGATGGGCATCTGTGACACTCATCAACTATTAGATGTGAATAAGTATTAACGATTTCTGGATATTTTCTTAATGTTTGAATCAGGGCAATTGTTACTTCTTTTTCTTCATCTAATTTGCTGTCACCAATCATTCCTATTTGATGATTTTTAATATCGGTGAACTCTTTAAGCCTTTCGATCCACTGATATAGTAATTCTTTTGTATGGACGATTATGATTGTAGGTTGTTGGCGATTACAGATCATATAGATTCCCATGACGGTTTTGCCTGAGCCAGTTGGGGCACAAAGTGTTCCGATGTTTTGGGATAACATTTCTTTAATTGCAATTTTTTGAAAAGGATGAAGCTCCCCAGAGAATTTTATATCAATATTTTTGAATATATGGGTTTGATTATTAATTTGATATTTGATATTATTTATTTCACAGTATTCGACAATATCCAATAAAAATCCTCTGGGGGTAAGCAGTCCTTCTTTATCAAATTCCTCATAAAAGAATAGTTCTTTCGGAGTTTTCCAGTTGAATCTTCCCATCCTATGATTTTCTAACCATGTTGGGTTAGGCATGGTTAGGGAGCCATATAGAAAGTCGTCCATCTTTTCGTCGTGATATGGAATTTGAATTTTATTTGTAATTGTAAGGGTTAGCATTTTTTATATTTATAGATAACCTAAATGATATACAAGGCAATTGGAATTGTAAATATTAAAGATTTAATGAATCCATTTATCATTGCTTCAATTATTTTATTTTTCTCCTTTATATATTATAAGATTTTCTTAAAGTTTTATAATAATTTAAAACCATTAAAACCCGCTTCGATTACCTTGTTTCCATGTATGTCAGTAAATGTGTATCCTCTTTGCGGATCTTTATCTGTTATTTTTACCTTTGTTCCTATTTCGAAATATCCACTAATTGAATCTTTTTTTTCAGTTAAAATAACTTTTTTGCCAATTAAATTTGGATTATATTTAATATATGACATATTTTCTCCTTTATATATTATAAGATTTTCTTAAAGTTTTATAATAACCCCTTTTTTATTTCTTGAAATACCTTCTGGATTCGTGTAAATTTCCATCCTCGTCTGCGTAAATGCTTTTGAATTTGATGTTTATTAACTCCCCGTGGTTGTTTAGTTGGAAGCATATTGATTAGGTCTGTTGGGGTTGAAAATACAATTTTACAGACTTCTTTAGCATCGGCAGATAGCCCCATTAAAATTTCTTTAAAAAACAGATACTCGTCTGGAGTATTGTCACTCGCCTTTTCATAATAAGGGACGAAAGCCATTGGGTTACTGTTTTTCTTTCTGGCCATTTCCAAAAATAGGCCCCTGATTTTTATATGCAAATATGTACTGAATTTTGCCTTTTTGGGATCATAGTTTTTTTGACATTTGACAAATTCTAAATTTGCATGAGCAACTAATCTATCGAATTCAATTCCCGTGGTTCTTTTAAATCGATGGGCCAATCCATAGATTAGTTTTTGATAGTCGATATATGAGATCGTAGTTTGTTTAGATAATTTGGAGTCACTATATTTGCATAATATTCGGCCATTTTTAAATTGATTGTTGTGTTTGCATATTAGTATGCCATCTTTTCTTTTAAATGGGCGATTGCACAATTGTTTTCCGTATTTGCATATCGCCCTTCCATCCTTTCTTTTAAATTTATTCATATTTTAAACCCATCTTCTGATAGTTGTTCTTGCCCAATTTTGTCCATCTTTGCTGAAAAACGAACCTCGGGAAGAAAAGCTCGTGTCAGGAATCCAGCCAATAGGACATTTTTCTTCGGCTATTTTTATAACAATATTTTTTTTGTCATTGCTGTAACCTAAATCATTTGGGATTTTAAATTCAAAAGTTTTATTTTCCATTTTTTTTCCGATTCTATTCGAAAGATGAAGATTTATTTTGCATTTTGTAAAACCAAGTCGGCCAAGGGCT